TGTCTGGTCAGTCGGTCCGAGGATTGGATACGCCATTTGTATTTCCTGATGGCACGAGCATGCAGCACGCACACGATCCGGCCGGCGGAGCAAAACACGTTATTTCATGCGGCTGTGACACCACATACCGCCTGGATCATTCTGTGGGGCTGGAATGAGCAATTCATTTGCTGCAACAGTGTCAGCCTGGGCTGCACAAAGCGAGAAGAGGCTTGAAGCAACTCACAGACGCTCGATTGAGCTCCTTGCTGATGAGATGCGGGAAACCAAGCCAAATGGCGGACGGCTGCCATTTCAGACAGGCAACTTGGCGCGGTCGCTTATGGCTTCCACGCAAGGTATGCCACAAGGGGCAGAGGGCGCTGCGGTATTTCTTAAAGATCAAGATGTGGGGGCGGTTACTGCCACTCTTGGGCTCGGCCAGCCTGTCTGGATTGGATATCAAGCTATCTACGCTCGGCGGCAGAACTACGGGTTTGTCGGTGCAGATTCATTGGGTCGCGTTTACAACCAAGCTGGCTCATATTTCATTGAAGGTGCCATCGCGAACTGGCAGCAGATCGTAGCCAAAGCGGTGGCGGAGCTGCAATCAGGAGTCGAGGCGAAGAGCAAATGAGCGCAAAAACCGAAACGGCAATTTGGCTGGCTTTAAAGAGCCGGATAGAGTCGCTCCCCTTGTCGTATACCAAGGCTTGGCCGGGCCAGACCTTTGAAGTTCCGCATGCCGCTGGGCTGCCACAGCCTTACTTGCGGGTAGGGCGTATCACTGTGGCGCCAGTCCGGCAAATGATTGCTGCCGGTAAGCCGCACCGACGAACAGGAGCCTTGATTGTCACCTTGGTTTATCCGCTTGGCCAGGATGTTTCAGCCTACGACCAGATTGCGGGGATGGTAGCGGATCATTTTCGTGACGGCACGCAAATGACCTACGGCGGGGTGTGTGTGTCAGTGACCGACTATCCCCACGTTCAAGAAGGCTTTGAAGATAACGGGTTCTGGACTGTTCCGGTCCGCATCCCATGGCAGTGTTTTGCATAGGAGATATCGATGTGTACAGATTGTGAGGCCCGGCGAAAGCTGGCGCGCGATGCTTGGGTTAAGGGAAAAATCGGTGAGGCTGCGGGCCATATGGCTAAAGGCACAGCTGAGATGGTGGGCCTGAAACCGAAAACGGGTGGACAGGAACTCGCCAGAAAACCGGAGCGGGAGAAAACAGCCGCGAATAAAGAATAGCCGCCATCCAGGCGGTTTTTTTACGCCCGTTTATTCGGGCAGACGCTTCCAAGCAGCCTTAAATCGGTAGATGCCGAGCCCGAGAGGGTGGAAGAGCTTTGAAAAGTCCGGGGCTGCCCATTGCGGGCGGCCCTTTTCTTTTCGGAGAACGAAACGATGAAAGAACTGATGTTCCAAAACCAAACCATTCGTCTGATTGAGAAAGACGGAAAGCAATGGGCCAGCGCAGCAGATATAGCGCGGGCGCTGGGGTACAGCCGCGCTGACTCTGTGACGCGCTTGTATGACAAATATCGGGCGGAGTTCTCGGAGTCGATGACGCAGATTGTCGAGACCACCAATCCGGTGTTCTCGGACAACTTGGTCATGCGGTCGCGAGTATTCAGCCTTCGTGGAGCCCATCTGATTGGCATGTTTTCCCGCACAAGCAAAGCACAGGCATTTCGGCGCTGGGTCCTTGATGTGCTGGAGCAGCACCAAGCCGCACCATCACTCATTCAGGAGTGGTTTGAGGCCAAGGCTGCACTCGATGCGCAAGACCGATTTGCCAGCCTGTGCGGTCGAGGGTTGAGCGAGCATAAACGCCGCAAGCCGCCCTTGGTAACGCGGGTGAATCAAATATCTGAACAAATGCAGCCATCGCTGCAATTGAACTGACCCGGCCAAGCGCCGGGTTTTCTTTTTGCCGCCCCGTGCGGCTTTTTCCATTTGGAGACGCACATGAGCGAGCAGCTCTACACGAT